TGAAGTTTCTAATATCATCTTCTAAATTTGCTAAGGTATAAGTTTGATGTGACATAATTATCTCGGATACTGATTAGTTTGATTTGGTGGTCCACCAAAAACAAATGCTCCGCCTCCTGTTGTTGTTGAGGTAGCTGCATTAACTAAACTTAAAGTAAAATAATTACTTACAGTTATAGTCGATGGTTGCCCCGGATAAGGAACCGTTTCAGTAACGCTCGTTATTATATACGATCCATAAACTTTGTCACCAGAAGAATGAGCTACAGCAGTAGTGGGTGATGGTGTATTGCCTCTTGTTGGAGAAGCTGTTCCTCTTGTACATCCGGTTAAATCGTTTCCTGTTTTACCTGTGTATTGAATAGTTTCACTATTATATAAACCAGTAGTCGAATTTATTGATTGAATTACAAAGTATCCTGAAGTTGGAAAATAAGTTGCATCTGTCAAAGTAATGGTAGTAGCACTATCAGTGACAGCTCCATTTAAAGTAGTATCTAATTCTAAAGCTGTAATTGGAACACCGCCCACGGCTTCTTTAACTTGGGTAAATCTAACTGCATCTCCAGTTTGTCTTTTATTGTTTTGTTGATAAACTCTTAAAGTTGTAGTTCCGTCTGTAACAAATGGAACATTGTCTAAAGGACTTGCAGTAGGAACAGAAGGACTTCTAGGTCTTGCATGTGGTAAAGCCTGTGCATCTGCACCATGAGGTCGTGGATCTACTTGAGGCTGTTTAGGTTCATATTCTGAAACATGAACTCTTGCGCCTGTCCATTCCTTAACCATTTCTGTATATGGAAAAGCCATACCAGATCTATCTGAAATAAATTGTGCATATTTACCTCTAGCAAATTTTCCCATTATAGCCCCGGATAATAAGTTTTAGGTGTTATATATGTACTTGAAGGTGAACCATCTTCTTGTAAAGCTCTTTGTAATTCATCTTCATAAAATAATTTTAATTGTTGTACTCTATCTAGTGCCCATTTTTGTGCAAGATAAAAAGATAGACCTGCAATCATTGCAGGTACAAATCTATAAGGTATATCTCCAACATTAGTATAAGCTCCAGCATCTTTAACTCTACTAACATAATATAAATTAATATAATTAGATGCTGCTGTTGAATCAGGTGTTGGATAAATAGTAAGAGTAGTTCTGTCTATAAATCTTTGAACCCAATACTGTGAAGGAGTTCCTTTAGTAGCTTTATTTGAAAAATATGCATAAATAGAACGATCTATTTTTGTTAAGGGTAAATCAGATTGATCTGTAGAAGCAGTTGGTGTTGAGTAGTCTGTTCTATAACTTGCTTCAGTTATGTCGGAAAAACCATAAAGACCATTAGTTGGAGAAGTAGTAGCACTTGTACCATCGTCAGATGATCTATAAAAAATATACTCCGCTTGTCCTTCGACAAGGTCTAAGTTAGTATTACCAACTTCCCAATAATGAATTCCTCTATTACCCCATTCTTGAAAAAGAATGTTTAAAGATCTTCTAGCTGCTTTTAATTGATAACCAGATACACTTTGTACTCCACATCTTTCGTAAGCATCTTCGATTACTTCATCAATAGAAAAGGTAGATTCAAAAGTTGCTGTAGTAGCAATTGCCATCTATCCTCCTATCCGTAGAATACTGTAACTTTATCTACTCCGCCTGTAAGTTTAGCATAAGCACCATTAGGACAATATATTCCACTACCTGGAATATCTATTTGATAAACTACCGGTTCTCCTGCTGTTCCTGATCCTATAGGTACGTCGAATATACCGAGAACAGTTGCAGTCACACTACCATCTCTAATTTCAATAGTACCTAAAGCTGCCTCACTACAGTAATAAATTCCTAAAACCCTAGCGGGGCCTGCGAATACATCGCCGGAAGCTGTAAGATGTGTTGTTTTTACATCTACATTATACACACTCATAATTTTATCTCCTTAAAAAGTGCTCCCGAAGGAGCACTTTAATTAATTATTAACCTACGTTATTATTTTGAATATACGTAACAGTTAACCAACCAACACCTGTTCCAGTGTTATTGTGTGTTAAAAGTAAACGTCTATCAGTAGAACCAATATCTGCCCATGCATCAACTCTTGCTTTGTTAGCTCCAGCTGTAATAGCGATAATACCTAACGTACCACCAGCTATTCCTAATGCTGCTGTAAATGCAGTTGCATCACCAACATAACCTAAGCCAGTTGTAGTTGCAGCACCACTCCATACAACACTTACACTTAACGCTGCAGAAACCAATTGGCTATTTGCAGGAAGTATTATATTTGTTGTACTTGTAGCAGCTGTTTGATCAACAGCTTCACTTTGTGACATTAACACTTGTCCTGTGTTTTTCATATTCGAACCAACAGTAGTACCAGTAGTATATTTAATACCTCCGGCTAATATTGGACCCGAAAAAGTTGTGTTTGCCATAATATTCCTCCTAGAATATCTGAATACTGTCCTCTAGGGATGTCGACTATACGCGTCAGTATCCATTATTTATTTAATTAATGTATAGTAAGTTATTTATATATGAAATTTAAATAGAGTGCAAGAGATCCTGCAATAAAAGTACGATTTCAGCGATGTAGCGTTTATTTAAGTAGCCACAGAAACTTCGGGGGCAGCATTATTGATTGCATTTTCTCTGTCTGCAATCTTAGATTCTTCGAGTTTGATCTCATTAATAACTTCTCTAATTGCGTTATCAATCCTGACCATATCCAGAGTATATTTACCTTCTTGCTCATACTCCAACTGCCACTTCAACTCCAAGGACCTTTTTTGTTTGTACAGGTCTTGTACCATCCATAACCTCCTCATAGGTTATTCTGTTTATCTTGGGATCCATCATTTCTCCAAGAGACTCCCACTTTATACTCTTATCTCCTAGTTTGTCAACTATTGAATTTTCAATAGATTCAACATTATCCTCAGCTAAAACTTCAAATTTAGCTTGATATTGATATGCATTTATATGTACTAGAAATTTTCTCATCTTCTCACCATTTATGAAATAAATGTGGCGGTTTTAAGGCCGCCACAAATTTAGTTTAATTACGCACCTTCAACGCCGAAGATACCTCTAGGGTCTGATACGCCAAAAACGTATCTTTCTCTAGCTTTGTATCTAACGTTGCCAGTATCGAAATCACCTTCCATTGCAGTTGTTAATGGAGCTCTGTTAAAATACTTCATTCCATTAGGTACATCTGTAATTAAATACCAAGAATCAGTATCAGTTAGGTAATTGTTCACTCTATATCCTTGAGGAACCATACCCATAGATACGATTGCATTGATATCATTATCAGCTGTCCCAGTTCTGCCTTGAGATTTCATCAATCTGTCAGCGGTAAACTGGTTTTCAGAAGGAACGATCATTTTAACCGCTCTTGCTGCAACTCGAAGACCTCTTTCATCAGTCATCCCTGCTACATCTATTAGGGCTTGTTCTAATGAAGTTTCGTTAAGATCCGCCTGAGTAGTCAAGGTATTTTGAAAAGTACCTGCTATCGTTGGGTGAGCTGTACTAAAAAGTGCAACACCATCACCTGAATTAAATGTAGCCGTTGAAGGCAATCCATTTATTACAGGTTCTACTGCTTTTACTTGTTTAGCATTACTCATAGATCTTGCTAAAGCTTTTGTATATCTAGAAGCTAATCTATCGTAGAGGTTATCTTCGATAGCTTCTTCTGTGATTGCAAATGCTAAAGCTACAGTCTCCATAGTGTAACGAGCTGTGAAAGTTTCCTGTGCAGAATCAAATGCGACTCCAGCACCTTCACCTTTCACTTGTGCGTTAGCGAAACCAGATAACATTACTTCTTCTTCAAAAGCTCTGTCACTTGATTCCTCGTTATAAATTTCAGCATGCTGATTTTCATAACGTTTATATTCCAGACCAAAAAGTGCATTAAGGCCTGGCTCTAGTTCTTTAACTAGTTGCGAACGTGATATTGCCATGTCTATATACTCCTATTATGGTACTAACCTGTTTGTGTTTATTGATACAACAACAGATGAGAAAGTAGCCGTGTTATCGGCATTTTCTGAATCGTCTGCTGAACCATATAAACGCACGCAGTTAGCGTCTGCTGAAGTGGATGTTATAGTAACTGAACCAGTTGATCTACCAGTTGTATCATTTCCAGTGGAAGTGACACCAAAAGTAGCTAGTACCGCTGCTTGAGTCCACGACGTAGCCGCTGCTGCAACAAGTCTCTGGAAAGGATTGTCCATTACAAAGGCAGTTATATCTTCTGAATTTGCTGGAGTGATTGGTTGAAT